ATTTGCCCCGAATCAAAGAAGAGGTGAAGTAATGGGTGCTATGAAGAATATCCTGATTGATGTTATGAGCGGAATGGAACTATCAGCTCGCAATCTTGAAGCTGCTGCTGAGGCGCAGGATCCTGAATTGATGGAAGCCGTTATGGTCAATGTCCTTGCTTGTCTGCCGTCTTATTTAGAAGCTCTAAGAAAGGTCAAATCATGAAAATGGAACGCAAATATGTCCGCCGACGCCGCGTAGTGGCATTCGTGATTTATCTACTTCTAGTCAGTCTGTTCACATACGCCATTCGCGATGTGTGCTGGGTGGGCGATGGCTACGGCTCGTGCTCTGTAATGATTGACGAGGTCGTTTCCAATGGCCGTTAAGAAGATGCGTTCTGTGCGTGTATCTGATTCCCTGTGGAATGCTGTAAAGGCTCGTGCGGCCGCAGAAGAGAAAACGGTCAGCGAAGTAATTGTCGATGCTCTAAAGGCTTACATTCGATGAGTTGGTGGAATCTGCTCATTGCACCCATTACTGGGATTCTTGCGCTCGCCTATGGTCGACGAATCTGGTTCTGGTTTGCCTTTGGCTTGTTCTTTGGTCTGTGGTCTTTTCTGATTGTCTTGTTACCGAGAAAAGAATTCCGACTTCCTGTTATTCCCGAGCGCTTCCTTGTCTATTGGGGCAATCGGGTTATTGCTAAGGAGATGCGATCTATCCGAGATCCATCCGATCTCCTTTAGCAAGAAATGCCCCCCATCGCCTTTTATCGGCAGTGGGGGGTATTTTTATTCTGCAAGCGCTCTGGCTATTCCTTCTTCCAGAGTAATTTTTGGCTCATAAATCTGCAACATTTTTATTGGGTCGCCGACTCGATATTCGACTCCGCTTGGCTTTCCTGGGTGTTTCTTGATTGGAGCCAAGTATCCCTGCGCAAGCATAATCATCTCTGCAAGCTGGATGAATGAAGTTGGACGCCCAGTGCAAAGGTTCAAAGTTTTGACATTGTTTGTAATCGCTTCGAATGTGGCTGCAACAACATCGTCAATATGAATGAAATCGCGCACTTGCTCGCCTGTCCCCCATATTTCGAATGGGTCAAGTTTGCCTTTGCCACGTGCAATCAAGGATGGGAATGGATAATCGAGCGCTTGGTCGCTGCCGTAACCACTAAATGGTCGCAAGACACTAACTTTGATGCCTTCTGCTCTGGCATATTGCGCCAAAGTTTCGCCTGTTAATTTTGCCCAGCCGTAGCTTAAATCTGGCGTCCTTATGTGATCTAGATTGATATCGGGTTCCCGAAGTCGTTGTTTGTAGGCAGCCTTCTGCAAGTAGATTGGGTAGGCGGCAGAACTGCTGTAATAGACGAGGTGTTTTGGCCTAGTTCTTACCGCCCACTGAAACATGTCGCTGTCGATCGCGAGGTCGCTGGCAACGGCCAAAGGGTTGCCTTCAATCGTGGCGCGGCCGCCGACAATCGCGGCGAGGTGAATAACGACGTCGTATCTGGTGTCGTCCTTCTTGAAGAAATCCCTGCAATCGATTCCGTTTGCGATGTCGATGCCGGTGATGTCATGGCCTTTGTCGTCTAATGCTCTGTGAAAGGCGCGGCCGACGAAGCCGGCGTCTCCGGTTATTAAAATCTTCATATTAGCCATTCTGCCAGATATCTGTCGCTTCCTGATTCGCCCTTTGCCATTGTCTGGTCAATACTAAAGACGAAGCAATCATCTGCTTCCAGCGCTGCCCCGATGTGGTGAAGGGTCGCCTTCTTTGCAATTGGAAATGGACGACGCTTGCTCTTGCCTTCTGTGGGGGTTTCGTAGCTCTCGTCGTGGATTAGAGCGCTGTCCTTGATTAAGGGCCAAATATGAGCTGCAAGCCAGTCCTGATCTTGCGTGTAATAATTTCTGGCTTCTTCTGTTTCCTTCAAATCGTCCGGGATCGCTTTTGTTCTTGCTGCGAACATGCCGGCACTGATTTGATAATTGTGGCCTGTCGGGTGGTCTTTCATAATGTGGAAATCGAGGCCGCTTGCTAGAAATTCTTCGTGTGCAATCCGTTCCCGATGTGTGAGCCTGGCATCTGCATCCCTGCTTAGAACCACGTCGAATTCGCGATCTATCAAAGCCTGAAATCTCCAGAGTTTGGCCCTGTGGTCTTCGGGGCCTTCTTCTTCTACGAGCTGGACATAGGGGAAAAGGCGAAGGGTTTGCTTGATGGATTCGGGGACGCTAGGCCCGGTGTAAAAGCGAAGCGTGAATCCTTTGAAATGTCTGCCTGCCAGAATTGCGTTCTTGATCGCACCGATCGTGTATCGCTCTTCGCTGCCATATAACGAGTAGGCGATGAGCTGCTTCATGGCTTTAGTTTGTGCCTGAGCAATTCATAGGCTTCGCTCTGGATGTAGTTCTGATAGGCCAAAGCATCGAATGCGTATATTTCGGTTGCGTTGACTTCTTTGTATCCTTCATCCCATTCGGCTTTGCCTGCAATTGGGTGCATGTGCTCGACGATAACGTCATCGAGATAAGTCAGCGCTCCTAAGTCTTGCCCGAGTTTTTTCCAGAAGTTGTCTAAATATAAATGCTTTAATTTTGGCGGAACCATTCCATCAAGGGCTTTGACGATGTCGCTCGTCATTGCAATCATGGTTGGAAGTCGCTCGCCCTGAAGCAAGTCATTGCCGTAGGCCAGCGACGGTCGCCTTTGCATCGCCTGGATAAGAATTGCATCCCATCCGGCTGTGCGTGGGCGGTGGTCATCGCCGAGGAAAGCGAAGTATTTATATTCGCCCTTCTTTACGATTGCACTCGCAGCTTTGTTGATCGGATAAGCCATGCCCCGGGTTTCGTTCTCTATGGTCATGCATCTGTCTTTGCCGACTTGCGCTTCGTAGGCGTCGCGCTCTGGGTCGTTTGCGTCAATGACGAAGAGGATGTCTGAATGCGTGGAAAGTTTTTCGTGCTCTGCCAGCAATTCGACGGCGTTGCCTGGGCGTCCTCTGGTGGGGACGAGGATAATCATTTCCTTCATTTGCCTGTCGCAATCTCGCCGGCGATGGCGGCGTAAGCCGCTAAATCCACGAATGAATCTTCTGTCTCTGTTTCCATAAGGCGTGCAATTTTAACCAGCGCCATGCAGATTGCCACTTGCTGTGGTGTTATCTCTTGCTCGAGATATGTCGTCCATAAGTTTGCAATTCTGCAATGATTCGTTTGCGGATCGCCGTATGTTTGCTGGCGGTCTTTGGCTGTGAGCCGAGCTGCTTCTTGAAGAATATCCCCCCGATTCATGGACTACTTTGTTCCTCGTCCGAATTCGGTTGCTCTTGGATCGATGGCCTTCAATAGTGGGCCTGCGATCGCTGCGATGCCTGCTGCAAGGTATTCCTTGATTGGGCGGTTTGGATCTGCAAGATAAAGAGCTGCGACTGCTGCTGCTCCTGCTCGCAGGTATGTCATTGCAATTGCTTCGAGTTTCTTCTTATCCATTTGTGATCTCCTTAAATTGAGGGCGTCCAAATCCTACGACGAATACTGGAAGCGATGGCTTAGCCTTCCCGCGATTCTTCTTCTTATATGCACGTGTCTTGATGCAAACTTCGCCGCCGTTTGCTTGGCTGCCCTTCTTATCGGGGCTGGTGTTTCCTTCAATTGTGGTTACTGTGCCGTTGCCGTTATTTGTGATCACAATTCCGACGTGTCCGATGCGATCTAAAGCGTCTACTACAAAGTCAAAGAAGACGATATCGCCTGGCTTTGGATCTGCTTGTTCTGCAATTGTCCAAGTCTTCTTATCCATGAATGCTGTTGCTCCGGATGGAGTGTAAACACAATTAGGAATCTTGACGCCGGCTTGTTTTGCGCACCAATTTACAAATGCTCCGCACCATGCTTGGTTTGCCTTTTGATATTTGGTTTGGTTATCTGCTGGCCCTTCAATGTAGCCGACTTCTGCTTTGGCTACTTCTAGGAATTTATTTAATTGGCTCACTTGCTTCCCCTTCTTCTGGCTTTGGTTTAGATTTTAGCCCATTGGCACTAAGTATGCCTGCAAGCGTGCCGGTAAGAAAGACACAAAG